GTTTGGTGGAGATAAGTTAGCCACAAACTTTCTTGACTTCCTTAAAACTGGTGTTTCTTCTGGTAAAGGTGGTGGGGCAAATCTTCCTACCCGTACCTTCCAGGATATTAGCAAGGTTGAACTTAATGCTTTTATTGACCAGATTTATTTAGAAACCATTGGTCGTAAACCAACAGAAGAACAACGTGCTTCTAAATTAAAAGAACTAAATAAGATTGTTAAAAAGGGTGTTCTTTCTGAGTCAAAAATTGTAGGCGGAGAAATCCAGCAAAGAACTACTGGTGGGTTTGATGAGCAAGAACAAGCCTTAAAACTTAGAGAAAAATTAAAGACGGAAAATCCTCTTGAGTTTGAACGCCGTCAGGCATTTGGATTTATGGATGAACTTACTAAGATATTAGGTGGTGGTCTATAATGGCTGAACCAGGCGTATTAACCGCAGCGCAAATGGCTGCTCAAGCAGAAGCAGATAAAAAGAATGCGGGTCTTTCTAACCCAGCAATTGTTGAGCAGATTCAAATGCTCCTTGCTCTTAAAGGTATTGATAGCAAGTTAGAAGAAGCGTGGCAACTCTACCTCAAGGGTGACTTTGATGGAATGAATGCTGCTATCTTGCAGAGTAATTTCTATCGTAATAACAACTCTACAGCCCGTACTCGTTTACAGGCTAAGGCTTCACAGCCTGGTGTCTATACCGATGGTTTAGATAAATATAAACTTGCTACCCGTAAGAGCCTTGTTACCTCTGGGCTAAAGATGGACGCCAACCTGTTTGAAGGTTTGGCAGCAAAAGCCTATGACTCTGGTATGTCAGAGGACCAACTTAAGCAACTTATTGTTACTTCAGGTTTGGTTACTGGTTATGGTGGAGAAGTACTAGGTGATACTGCTGCTCTAAAATCTTATGCTAATTCGTTTGGTGTAGGCAAATATCTTGATGATAAGTATTGGGCACAGAAGTCACAGGATTTATTTCTTGGCAATACCACTACAGATGACATTGAAGATGAAGTACGTAATCTTGCAGCCAGTGCATTTCCTGGCTATGCAGACCAGATTAAGGCTGGTATATCCGTAGATTCTTTGGCTTCGGCTTATAAAGGCGCTATTGCTAGCGTCCTTGAAAAAGATGCAGACTCTGTAACTTTTGAAGACCCACGACTACGTGCTGCTTTGCAGTATGTAGATAAAGATGGCAAGCCAGCCGTTAAACCGTTATGGCAGTTTGAGCGTGAACTACGTATGACTCCTGAGTGGGAACTTACTAATAACGCTAGAACTACAGTAGATAATCTTGCATATAAGGTTATGAGTGATTGGGGTGTTATCTAATGGCTAAAAAAAGAAACCCTGCTAAAGCAGCCGTAGAAGAATTTCTTGAACAAAATGCTCCAGTCAGTACTCCTTCTTTTGACCCAGGACGTTTCCGTATGGCAGAAGAAAGAGATAGATTAATTCCTACTCCTTCTACTGATTACAATGCAATAGCAAACGATGCTGCAAAACAAGCAGCAGCAGACCTTGCAGAAGCAGAACGTCTTGCTCAATTAGCCCGTGAGATGGATGCTAGAGCAAAGGTAGAAGCAGACCTTGCTGCATCAGAAGCGGCTAAAAAAGCAGCAGAAGATGCTGCAGCCAAAGCAAAAGCAGATGCAGATGCTGCAGCCGCAGCAGCAGCAAAAGCAGCGGCAGAAGAAAAGGCTAGATTAGAAGAATTACTTAAAAAAGCCCAAGCAGATGCTGATGCCGCTAAGGCTAAAGCAGCACAGGCTGCTTTAGATGCTTTAAATGCAGCAAATGCAGCCAAAGGTAATATTAATACTGCTGGTAATGTGTTTATACCAGGAACTCCCGCAGCAGGTGGTTTAGGCGCTGCAGATATTTTGGCAAAGCAATATGCTGAACAACAAGCAGCCCGTGAAAAAGAACAGGCTATGCAACGTCAGTCTATTATGGACATCTTGACTGACAGATTTAACCGTTATAATTTACAAGGACTTATTCCTACAATTAAGCGTCTTGCTCAAGAAGGTGCAACTGAAGCAACCATTACTCTTGCTTTGCAAGAAACGGAAGACTATAAACGCAGATTTAAGGCTAATGAAGAACGTATGAAGAAAGGTTTGCAGGTTCTTACTCCTGCTGAGTACCTTAATCTTGAAGATGGATACCGTCAGATTTTACGTTCTTATGGTCTTAATCAGTTTGATACTGATGATTATGTTAGCCAGTTTATTTCTAATGACGTATCTGCTGCAGAACTTTCTAATCGTGTAGTTACTGCAGTTCAAAGAGTACGTAATGCTGACCCAATGGTAGCCCAAACATTACGTGATTACTATGGTGTTGGCGATACTGACCTTGTTGCTTATGTGCTTGACCCTAATCAACAAATGCCAAAGATTCAAACACAGGTTGCTGCTGCTGAAATTGGTGCTGCTGCTAGAACACAAGGCATTCAACCTGGTGTATCGGTTGCAGAACAATTGGCTAGACAAGGTATTACACAGGCTGAAGCACAGCGTGGTTATGCAACTATTGCAAATATTCTACCTAGTGCACAAAAACTATCTGAAATTTACGGCAATACGCTTGAAGGTTATGGACTTGGTGAAGCAGAACAAGAAGTATTTAACAGTCTTGCATCTGCACAACGTAAACGCCAACGTCTAACAGAGCGTGAAATAGCAGCCTTTGGTGGTAGTAGTGGTGTTGGAAGAACATCATTAGGCAGCCAACTAGGCGGTACATTCTAGATTCCCGACGTGGACCAACCAGCCCCACGCGGTGTATAAGACTGGTAGCAAGAGCCAGCCTGCTAACCCCTGAGCAGAACTGTGGCTTGCGACTAACTACAAATAGAAAGGGTGGTTGCTATGAGCAACAACTACTGGGATGACGAAGAAGACGAAGACAATGTACCTGACCATCAACTAACTGGCGATGATTTAGTTAAAAAACTAAGAAAAGCCAAGCGTGCTGATGAGAAGCGCATTAAGGAACTTTCTGAACAACTTGAAGGATTCCTCAAGGAAAAGAAAGAAACCACCGTCAAAGACGTCCTAGCAAAAAAGGGAGTAAACGCTAAGGCTGCACGCCTTATCTTGAAAGATGTAGAGGATGCCACTGAGGAGTCTATTGACTCTTGGCTCCGTGATAACGGAGATTTAATTGGCTATACCCCACAGGCTGAACAAGAAGAAGTGCAGAACAATCTTGCGACACTACGTCAGCAAGATGTTTTAACCCAAGGCGGTCTTACTCCAAGCAATGCAATAGACATTGAAGCCCGTATGAATAGTGCGGAGTCAATGGATGAACTCATTAATCTATTGCGAAATTCCTAATCGTTCATAGTCACTGGAGGTGACGCAAAAAAAATGGCTAACCAATATACGTCAACCGCGAGTACATCACTCGGCGGTTCCGTTGGTGGTGCTGGTCTAGTACAGAAGGCGTATGACCGTCTTCTAGAGTTTGCGCTACGTTCTGAACCACTTATTCGTTCAGTCGCAGACAAGCGCCCTGCTAAGCAGGCTTTTCCAGGCTCAACCGTAGTTCTACAGAAGTACGTTGACCTTGACCAAGCAACATCTACTCTTACCGAGACAACTGACCCAGATGCAGTTTCTCTTACAACACCTACAACTGTAACCATTACTCTTAACGAGTATGGTAATGCAGTACTCGTAACCCGTGCTCTTGAGTTGTTCTCATTGGCAGACGTAGACCCAGCAATTGCAAACATCATTGCATACAACCTTGCTGATTCTATTGACGTCGTAGCAATGAACACACTCGGCGCAGGTTCAAACGTTCTATACGGAGGTGCTCGTACATCTACAGCAACTCTTACCGCTTCTGACACAATTGACTCTGCAGACATCCGCAAGGCAGTTGCTAAGTTGCGTTCAAACAAGGCTAAGGCTCGCCGTGGTTCCTTGTACTGGACAGGTATTCACCCAGAAGTTTCACACGACCTTCGTGCAGAAACTGGAAATATGGGCTGGAACTTCGTTCACGCTAATACTTCACCATCTGTTGACAAGATTTGGGCAGGCGAAATCGGAGATTACGAAGGTGCATTCTTCGTTGAGTCTTCACGTCTTGCTAACTCTAAGTCAGGTGCAGACCAGACCGCTCTTGCTACAACCGCTGTAACCGTTGCTGGTACATCAGCAGGCTTCACCTTCGGTGTTGCTTCTTCTTCCGTCATTGCTTCACGTGCTGAAGTTGGCGATAAGATTGCTGGAACTGGTATTGCTTCAGGTGCAAAGATTTCTGCAATTAGCACAACTGGTTCAACAACCACAATTACTGTAGATACAGCAAACACTGCTGCAGTTACTGCAACAACAACTGTAACTGTAACTCCAGTAACCCGTGTCTTTGACACAATCGTCTGCGGACAGCAAGCACTTGCTGAGGCTGTTGCAGAAGAACCACACATCGTTATCGGTAACGTAACTGACAAGTTGATGCGCTTCCGCCCAATGGGCTGGTACGGCGTACTCGGCTTTGCCATCTATCGTGACGAAGCGTTGTATCGTATTGAAACTGGTTCATCAATCGCTGCTCTCTAGTTGATTGACTCTGGGGGCAGACATATTTGAAAAGTCTGCCCTTCGGGGTGAGTTCACTAAGGAGGACTTATGACTGAATGGCTATTTAAAACACCTACAGTGCAAGAAGGTCCTGCAGGTGGTGCCCGTTTATTTTACTTTTACAAAATAGACCGTGGCATTACTATCGTTAGGGATACAGATGGGGACTATATTCAGATTAGATACCCACAGGATTCTGATTTATTAAACTATCCTGTTGTATACCGAGGTGGCTACAACTACACAGTAGATGATGCTACTAAAGCAGCACTCATTGCTGGTGATGTTGGTGTCACAGAAAGTAATTTTACTGCTCTATGAAACACTGGGAATACCATCCTGAGTATGTAGACGGCTGCTTTGGATGCAAGGGGATGAGCGTTCAAATGAACGCAGGAGATGCTGATAGTCGTAAGTTTATGACTAACAAAGCATTTAACAAAGAATTGGATGCTTATAAAGAGGCTAGAGCACAAGGTATCCAACCTGCTGGAACTACGATGAGTAAAATCCAGGAGGCAGTACAGGCTAGTGAAACATTAGGTAGAGCATATGACTCTAGCAAAATGCCAGCAGCCAAAACAATCAACAGTAAATCAGCAGCAATAATGAAAGAACTAGGAGTATAGATATGCCAAAGGTAGGAAAGAAGAAGTTCCCATATACAGCCAAGGGCAAGAAGGCTGCTAAAGCCTATGCAATGGGTGAGAAGATGGAATCTAAAAAAGAAAAAATGATGGAAGCCAAAAAGGGTATGAAGAAAATGGCTGCCAAGAAGATGAAAAAGAAGTAATTATGCCGATGGAAAATATGAAGGTTCCTCATACGTATCGTTCAGAATGGCTACAATCTCCGTATTCAACGGCAGAAAACTATATGCCATATGAAGAATACTATGCCCTTCGTGTAAGAACAGAGCCTAATCAAAGTTATTTAAGGGCAAAGGCTGCTAATAAAAATGCTAACAAAATGTTAGCAGAAAGTAAGAAAGCAGTTAAAAGGAGTACTAACTAATGAAAGCAAAAAAAGGAATGGGCTTCAAAGCAGCCCAATCACAAATTGCCAAAAAGCAGGGTATCTCCAAGGAACGTGCAGGAGCAATCCTTGCGGCTGGTGCTCGGAAAGCCTCAGCAGCAGCCAAGAAGAAGAACCCAAACCTTAAGAAGGTTAAGGGTGCTATGAAGAAGGGTAAGAAGTAATGGCAGAAAAAAAATTAACACCCGCTCAAGCAAGAGCATTAATTAAAAATGCTCTTGATGATGGGTACAGAGCATCACAGGTAAAAAATATTCAAAAAGTTAAGGCTGTTTTAACACCAGAACAAATTCAAAATACTATTGATAAAAATCTTAAAGGTTCTACAACTGCTAAAGATGCACGGCTTAATCCAAAACCAAAAGCAGGTTCCACTCGTATTGGTAATTTATCCCGCGGTGGTGCTGGTGGCGGTTTCTTAGAGAACTTAAAGTAATGTCTTCAGGTAAATATAAACCGCACCGCGGATTTAATTCTGTTCAGATTAAGAATGGTCTAGTAGTGCGGTTAAACAAGAATGGCACAGTAAGAGCAGTGCTAGGAAAGTATGGGGAATATGGCAAGCAAAGCGGACCCAAGGCTTAAAAGGGCTGGAGTATCTGGGTTTAATAAACCTAAGAGAACACCTAACCACCCTAAAAAGTCACACATTGTTGTGGCTAAAGAGGGCGACCAAGTAAAGACTATTCGTTTTGGTGAACAAGGTGCTAAGACTGCTGGCAAACCAAAGGCTGGAGAGTCTGACAGA